CTAGGCATACCTCTAGAGGATCTATCTGCTGATATACAGGAGACTCTAGGTCTAGCCGAGAGCGCTGTTCAGAGCGTCAAGATAGGATCAAACGGAACAGAACTAAATGTCGACTCTAGCGTAGTCATACCACTAGCGTCGACGAGCACTGCTGGAGCAGTCAAGCTGAAGAATTCGATAGGGTCTTCAGAGACTTCCAATGATACTGCAGCAACTCCTAATGCTGTCAGAGACGCGATAGACACAGCAGTCGCTTCAGCCTATCATCATGCTGGTACGAAGACCGTAGCTCAGCTCACTAGCTCATTGCTAGTTTCTGAAAATGAGGGAAACGTATACAACATAACCGACAGTGGCGAGACTACTTCGGACTTCATTGAAGGAGCAGGAAAGCCTATCCGAGTTGGGGATAACGTCGGCGTATGTAAAGTCGGAAACAAATACAAGTTCGACTTGCTTTCCGGATTCGTTGACCTGTCTAACTACGTTCAGAAATCGACCACTGCTGGATTGTTGAAGAATGACGGAACTGTTGATACGAACGCATACAAGACTGTTCAGACTGCTGTACCAGGTTCACAGGGCTCAAGAATTAAAACACTGACCGGAATATCGCAGAATACGAACGGAGTTATTACGCCGACGTTCGAAGAAATTCAAAGCGCTACTACTTCTCAGCCTGGAATTGTGCAGCTAGCAGGCTCTATTGCATCTTCTGTTCCGACTGAGAATAACAGAGCAGCTACCGAGAAAGCAGTTAGAGATGCCATAATTAGCAGCTCACAGTCGAGCTTAGATTATTTTATTAACATTGGCGGAGGACCTGATATAATCTATGAGCCAAGAGAACATCCAGTAGAACTTAAAATCGGATCAGCTTGGCATTCTAAAAATCTAGATCTTGAGTACAGCGGACTTCATGTTTCGCTAGATCCTGATAAAATTTATCTTTGTACAGCGATAGTAGAATTTAGAATACTTGGCAATGATCACTTTATTAAGAACGCATTATGCGCTTATGAACTGGTAGGTTGGGGAGGTGGAAATGAAGCCGGAACTGCAGGGTCTAGAACTAGGAAAGTCGGCAGTTTTGACTTGTCTTATCAGCATTCAGATTGCGTCGAGCTGAACTGGGTGACTTATAACGATAGCTATACTTCGATTCAGCTAGTAAATAGCGAGCGTATCTATGCAGAAGTAAATAAGCTATCAATAGTTGAGCTGGGATATAAGTAACTTTAGGAGTTTCAGAAATGAAGATACCACAAGTATTAGTCAACATCGATCAGAGCGACGAGAATAACTACGGATTTACTGCAGAAGAGAAAGCTCAAGCGAGAACAAACATTGGAGCTGGTACTGGAAATTCTAATCTTGAGCTCGGAGAAACGAGCGGAGCAGCGTATCGAGGAGATAGAGGAAAGACTGCATACGAACATACGTCTCTGACGAACAACCCGCACAGCGTGACAAAGTCTCAGGTAGGACTAGGCAATGTCGATAACACTAGCGATGCTACGAAGAAGATTAACTTTACTGGTTCAATAGAAAGTGGAAATGGAGGTTTTGCTACTGGAGGTGATGTGTATTCATCACTTAAAAAACTTACTTCTTATGAGCACAGGAATGTAGGATATCACTATTGTACCTATTTCAATAACAAGAATAGTACTTTGTGTGACATATATACTGAGCGAGACAAGTCGAACATTACTGGAACTAATGCGAAAATCTCTATAAAGTTCGATAGTACTAATGCTGCCATATTCCTTTCGATGAATCTGTCTAACACTGTGAATTATCAGTATCAGAACGCTGGTGTAGAGTGTTGGGCTAAGTCAGACTTCACTTCGGACACTCAGACCTCTTATGGATCGAACAACAACTACTTCAAGAATGAGACTCTAACTATAGGAGAATTACCTGGCGTAAACAATGCATCATTTGGTAGCATAACTTCTTATACGAGTAGTATGTATGGCGGAAGAGGAAGAATTTCCTGGGATATTCGGATCACTGGAGCCTTAATCAATACGGCCGAAGTATTCATTAGACATATCGAAATCGTTCTAGACTATACATATAGCTCTGGATCTTATTCCGGAATCGCTAGATGTAGCACATATCCAGTAGCTGATGATCTGTGATATTCTTTCATAAGGAGAAAACGATATGGAACAGTTTCTGCTCGAGGCTTCGAAGACGAACTCTGTGCCGCTCATATTCAGCGCTGCTCTGATGGCTCTAGTCTACTATATCATCAAAGAACAGCGTGAGAAGACTGCTACGAAGCGTGACTCAGAGAAGAAAGACCAAGACGTCAAGCTTGCTCTTCAAGAGAGAGATATCGAGAATATGAAATCACAGATATCCATATTGATGACTCGGTGGAACACGCTAAATGATCTTCTCAGCAAGATAAACGAGAATCTGTCTGCAATCCGAGAGAACATATCGAGTCTAGACAGCCGTATAAAGCGCATAGAAGAAGATCAAGACCGTAATCGATAGTTCGTAAAGAAAAAGTAATGAGATAGATATTTAGGATTTTCTCAAAAATTACTAATTTTGAAATAAGGAGATCCTCAAGATCTCTTTTTAGTAGGAAATGGAGATAAGAATATGCGTAAAATAGACTTAGACCGAGAGCTGAACTTCTCCGATCGTGCCTATATCAGAGAGAAGTATCATGAGACCGTTAAGGACTGGATATGTGATGGGATCGCTCATCCTTTGATATTCTGCGTCGCATTCTGGTGCGCTGTTTCGATAGTCGATAAGTTGCTCTGATTTTAGAGCCTATTTGAACTTATATATAGTGCCCTAGTGGTATCAAAATATAGCAAAATACTTGACATCTAGGTAACTTTTGAATATATTTATTAGTATGAAAGCTAAAGAAGTATTAAAGATACTACAAGTTTCTAGGCAGACTTTAACAAACTGCGTATAGTCAAGGAAGACCTGGAAAATGAGATTGGTCTATAGTTTCAACTGCTCCGAACACATGGAGAAACTGCTGAAGTTGTGCAGGGTGTCCAAGGACCTGTACAACCAGGCTCTCTATGCGTCTATCCAGGCTATGAAACAGGACGAACCCAAATTCTTGAACTATTACGACCTCAACGAGATATTGCAGAACACCTATAACCTTGAAGGAACAATTAATTATAGACTACTGAAAGCCCAGGTAGCACAGCAGACACTCAAGTTAGTGGCAACGGCCCTGAAGTCCTACTTCAAGGCAATCAAAGACTACAAGCAGCACCCGGACAAGTACACGGGCAGCCGAAGATGCCCAACTATCTGCCCCGAAATAGTTATTTCCTGCTTACATATACAAACCAGAGTTGTTCCATCAAGAAGGGCTATCTCGTGTTATCCAAGAACCTTAAAGTACGAATACCCCAATACCATAAAGTGCGAGATGGTTGGAATACGGTTCATTGAGAATGAGGAATCCTACACGAGCAAGTGCGATGCCCTTGCCCTGGAACCTGTCTGCAAGCACGAATCCTATCTGGGTAAGCGCATACACAGAGGGTTGTTCCAGAGCAGCACCGGTAGGACATTGAATGCGGATGTCAACGGGGCGTTGAACATCCTACGAAAAGTAGTTGGTGATTCCTGCGTAAGTAAGATAGCCGATAGTGGTTGGCTGTTCCAACCTCGGAAGTTGAGCAATTTGCATTGTTTAAGTTCCGGAATAGTTTTTAACAATTTTAATGGAAATTAGAACATCTAAAGAAATAACTATATTTCTTTGAAACTTTCATGATCGAACTTGACTCTATAGACTCTTCTAGCTACATTCGTGGCAGACTGAAGGATTACATATACATGGATCCTAAGGAGGAAGACGCTACGATAGCGATTATGATGAATCCGAGATACGGCAAGAAGATTCAAGATACAGCTAGAAGGAAGCTTCTGACTTCCCACATAAGACTAATATACAGCGTAGCTTACATGTACGCGAGAAGGTACAACAAGGTAGTGGGAGATCTATTCCAGGCTGGCTACATTGGTATGTTCAACGCGACGCTGAAGTATGACCCGTCTAGAGGGGTCAAGTTCACCTCTTTCGCTATCTGGTGGATCACTCAAAAGATACAAGAAGAGATATACGTCGAGAACTGCAAAGTTCACTGTCCGATGTATACGAAAGCTGAAGCAGCGAGACACGAAGAAGCGGCTAAGCTCGATATGGTTGATCAGTCTGGAAAGAGGGTCTTGCATGCTATGCCGACTGTACTATCGACCGATCTTCCGCTGAAGAGTAAGAGTTCTTCGATAGAGAAAGAGGGAATGTCGTTGTGCGACACTATCGAGTCTAAGTGGAATCCGATCTATGAGGTAGAGTCCGATGACGAGGATCGAAAGCTCGGTGAAGTGCTTAGAGAAGTTCTGAATAGTCAAGAGTACAGGATGCTAAAGGATGCCTACTATAACGGCATGACTCAGGCACAGGTTGGAGAGCAGTATGGTCTGTCTGGTGAGAGGATCAGACAGAAGCTGAACCGTGCGAGACTTATTGCGAGAAATGCTCTTAGAAAGCTAGAGAAAGATGGAAAGTTTAGCTATAGAAATATACCAAGCGAGTGTAATCTGAACACATTGTTCAAAGAAAAGGATATATCGAAATGCTGAAGAGCACTATTACAAAGATAGGAAGAGGTACGTCTATGATGAAGTTATTCGGAGTAGTCCGGAATTTTCTAGAGAGATATTACCGAGGTGCTAAGAACGGTCAGTTCTATAGGCCTGAGTTCGCCGACTGTGATATTGACATCTGGTACGGTCTTAGCGAGTCAGAGAGACAAGTTGTTCTACGTATGGCGAGACAAGACGACTTAACGGGTCTCGAGAAGCTTTTGATCAAAATCGACGATGAAGACAAAGATAAAGAGAAATCGGAGAAAGAGCCCGAGTCCGAAGACGACTTGAGCTTCCTGTTTAAGTGAGAGAAATGAAGATGAAGTCTATAATTGATCGTAAAGATATACAGAAGCTGCTGACAGACCCAATGACTGATCATTCGGAATTTGATTCTCTTCGAGTCGAATTTCTAAAAGCCAGAAGCGAGTATAAGAACGATAAGCAGGCATATAACGGAATGAAGCGACACCGAATCCGACGTATGAATACTAATTCGCTCACAATTCTGAGCAAGATGTACGAAGATCTCAAGAAGTCTAGAACTTCATACTATGAGGCAAAGCGTAAGCTGACGATGTGCGCTATAGCTACTTTCACGAGAAAGATAAGCTTAAGAATGACTAAGAACGAGATGGCTGTACTCGGATCAAAGCTCATCGAGTTGTATAAGTCCAGCGAGATAAACAGTAACGAGATAGTCGAATTTTCGATTCACACTGACATCAGCGGGAGAATTCTATAATGTCTAAAGAACAAGAGAAGATACAGATCAAAGTGTTCGACGAAGCATGTCGACCCGAATCAATCGACCAAGGAGACTGGATCGATCTGAAATCCATGGAAGACGTCTTCATGGGAATGGGAGAATTTCGACTGATTCCGCTCGGCGTCGCTATGAAGCTTCCAGCCGGATATGAAGCTCACATCGCTCCCAGATCTTCAACTTTCAAGAACTATGGCATAATTCAGGCTAACTCGGTAGGCGTCGTGGACAACAGCTACTGTGGACCTAACGATATGTGGATGATGCCGGCTATCAAGTTGGGAGCAGGTAAGAATCCAGTCATCAAGAAAGGAGAGAGAATCTGTCAGTTCCGAATCATCAAGAAGCAGCCCAAGATCGTCTTCGAAGATTCTGATCTCGAAGATCAGAAGAATCGTGGCGGGTTTGGCAGCACTGGAGTCAAGTAACATGGAATTTCAAGAATTGAGTCTTCCTAATTTTCACGGCGTATGCACAGAAGAAGGACTTGATGGAATAACAGTAGAAGTTCTGAAGTACCCCACTTCGATCGACTGGCAGTGGGTCAAGTTTCTCGCGTTGAACACGATCGGCAGAAGGTATATCATAGATGATGGAAAGCCTCTGTCAGACGAGCTAAAAGTCAGATATCTGACTTCTGAGCACTCTCCGATAAGATACTTGCAGTTCATCATCCGAATGCATATCCCGTACTGTGATTCGATGGAATTTGCAAGACACAAGAATGGAGTTGAGCACTTCATACAGTCACAGCGAAACGATCGTCAAGACAAGTACGACCGATATGAAGCTCCACAAGGAAGCTATGTAACACACGTAATGGTCATCAATGCTCAAGAGCTCATGTTCATGGCTAGAAAGAGACTGTGCAACATGGCTGCTCCTAATGCTAGAAAGATCATGGAGATGATCAAGACTGCTGTTCTGAAAACCAACGCAGAGTTCGAGTCCGTTTTGGTCAAGAACTGCGAGTACATTCACAAGTGTCCCGAGTTCAAACCTTGCGGATATTGGAAGGTACAAGCTATTCGTCGAAACCTAGCAGAAGATCCAGATCTAAAGGAAAGCATCGATAAATAGACTTGAAATGGGCTTATTCTTCAATATTCTGGGATTTTTATCAGCAGTATGCTTTGGACTGTGCACACTTCCATCTATACTGCTAGCTAAGAAGCGAAAGAGCACAGCAGACGTCAGCCTGCTGTTTCTCCTTATGTCTCTTATCGGGAATTTGAGCGCTGCTTCATATATCTTATATTCGAACATACAAGCTGGATTCTATCAATGGCCTCAGTATCTGAACTACAGCGTCGCTACTACGCTAGTTTTGATCATGATCGGAATGAAGATACGATTCGATAAGCTATCGATCTATCGAAATATGAGGAGGTCTTTGCAGAAGGCTAATGTGAAGTTCAATAGACTGAAGCTAATGATGTGTCAGGAAGTCGAAGAGACGTATTTGTCTATATTGCTTCTCGGTATAGCTTCATTTTTAGCTGCTGGATGCATAGCCCTGCTTCTCATGGGCTGAGCTACATGAAACATTTTTTAGTGCCAATTCATATCACTTCGCTTTAGCGAATGATCTTTCTCGGCACGATGTATAAATAAACTATGAAAGACGTGAAGTTGAGTGAGAATTTCAAGCTGTCTGAGTTCGCTAAGTTTGAGCTGACGAACTATCAGATTGATCTACTGAGGATCTTAGCGCAAGAACTCCAAGTAGTTAGAAATAGGCTTCAGGAATTTAGAGTTGGAAATAAACCAGTTACGATCACGATCACTTCCGGAGTTAGGACTAAAGAGGACTATGAACGATTGATCAAGTCTGGCCACAATCCGAGCAAGACTTCTGATCATTACTGTGGATATCAGCTCAACGGCAATCCTACGCTAGGAGCAGCAGACATCCGAGTGAATGACTGTTCGATGACGACTAAGCAGATTGCGTTGTTCATCAAGAAGCTCGTTCAGAATTATGACGTATCATTCGGTCAGGTAATCTACGAGAAGAACCCTGCTACTGGCGCTGAGTGGATCCATCTGGGCAACGATCCTGAGCTGATTTTCAAGAGCGCCGTAAAGCTTTCTAGGAATAAGTTTCTGATGAGTACGGACAATGGAAAGACATATAGGACGCTGAGATGAGCATACTGTGGATTTTGATAGGTGTATGCGTCTTGTATGTAGGTCTTCTTGTCGCTTGCGTAGTCAAGTGCATCATAGACTCTGACAAGAAATTTCGAATTGTCGATTCTATCTTCGAAGAGAAAAGCGACGAAGACGAAGATGAATGAGAGTATAAAGCGACTAGGAGGAGATATGAGCAAAGATAGACTAAAGAAGGGCTCGATTAAAGTTACTGGCTATAAGTTTAGCGAAGGTAAGAGCCAGCTAGTCGGACTCAAGACAAATAAGAAGAGAAGATATCCGCTCAGTAAGGCGCTTGGATTCTCCATCTTCACTAATCAGGGGACTCTGAAAGTCAAGACTAAAGCCGGATTCACTTTCGATGGACGTTCTGGACCAGCGATCGTAGACTGGTATGTTCCTAATCTAGGAACCCTAGAAGAGATTCTGTGTTGGCTTGCACACGACTGCAACGGATATGGTCAAGATCTGAGCTTCAAAGACACGAACATTCTACTGTACGCTATGCTCAGAGACCTAGCTAAGTACAAGACTGCTAAGTGCAACTTGATCCAGCTCGCAGTATCAGTGTCTGATTCCTGGTACGGAGATCCACCAGAAAGCGACTGGTGTTATGCAAATAGAAATCTGGTCAAGACTGAGTGGATTCCTAAGTAATTAAAGGAGTAAAGATGGAAAAATATAGAATCATCAAGACTGGTTTGAAGACTCAGAAAGAGTGCGACATCATAGACGGAGTCTTCGGACAGCTGTCTGACGGCATGTGGGAGAACAGCCGAGCTGCTGGAGGCTATTGGCCTTATATCGATGCTGATCTAGAGAATGGCGAAGTCGTATTGAAGGTATCTAACACTTATAGAAAATACAATGAGCCCACTAATAAGCTGCTCGATATGTCAGACGACGACATCAAGAAGTGGCTCGCTAAGAAGATCAAGCAGGTCATCAAAGAAGAGGGTCTAGACTGGGATAGAGGCAATGAAGAAGAGACTGACTATCTCGACACTGAGTGGAGAAAGAGCAAGCAGCCCTCGACTGTAGCTGACTGCTACTACGTCTATGAAGTCCTCAAGGGCAGAAACGTCGCTAAGCATCCTGAGTACTCGAAGAAGATGAAGATCTCTGATGCTCTGAAGACTCTCGACAACGCTAAGATCAAGTATGTGCAAGCTGAAGATGAGCCTTGGGAATCAGATCTAGATGAATCCGCTATCTCATGGCCTCTACTGTCAGAAGCAGAGCTTACTCCAGAGCAGAGAGAAGCAAGAAGAAGACGTCGAATTGCTAGAAGAGAGAAAGCGAAGCGTGAAAATCAGCCATACTTCGTCAAGATCTTCCAGAAGAGTGGAGATGTCGGTGGTGGCTGGTGGGTAGACAAACCCGGAAAGCCAGAGTATCAAGCATTCAAGGATCTAGAGACCCTCAAGAAGCACTTCGGATCCGACACGGAAGCACTGATAAACGGCGCTAGACTCGACTATGAAGATGGCGAAGCTGGCGGCCCAGGTTGGAAGCTGAGACTCTGCGATCTTCCTGAGATCCCTGATGAAGTTCTTGAGAAGCTCAACAGAGATCTGGCGAAAGGCGTTTCTATGAGCCATCACTCTCGTGAATGGTAGTTAGGCGTTAGGGTTAATCAATCTCTTCTCGAAGTATTCAGGCAGATACTTCGAGAATTTTTTGTGTTGGAAGCTGAATGATGCATCCAAGACAAACGTCTCTGCGTAGTCGTCATGGCTTCTCACTGAACGACCGCTCGCCTGAAGCAGTCTCTGCCACATCTTGTTCTGATACCAAAGCGGCACTTCATCCGATAACGTCTTGGTTCTGAGATTGCCTAAAGAGTCCCAAGGAAGCTTTACGATGATCTGGAACTGAGACAGGTCGTCGTGCAAATCGATCCCTTCGGTCATCGAAGACGACACGAGTACTGAATCCTTACTGACCATGTGCTCTTCGAGGATATCTTCGTTTCGTACTTCGTCGAGTCGAACTAGCAGTCTTGGATCGCGGAGATTCTCTTTGATGTACTTAGAGATCTTCATGTTTCCAGTATGAATGATGCCTCGCTGTCCCTTGTGCTGATCCAAAATATATTTGACTGACTTGACGATATTTTTCATATTCGCTTCGTCCTGAAGATCTCGATAGTTTGTCTTGCAATTGCCGAGAACAACTATTGGCGCATTCTTCGGATCGAAGGTAGACTCGACGTCGACAAAGCAGCACTGATCAGGTCTAATACCGAGAGAACTTGCGAAGTTTGTCAGATTCAAGATGGTCGCAGACATGAAGATGATCTTGTCAGCGAGTCCGTCGAAATATTTCTTGAAGATCCAGTCGACGTTCACTGGTACGATGTCGAGACGACGTTCTCTCTTGTCCCAGTTGTACACCCAAGAATCAGTCTTGTCACTATTCTGATAAGCTTCGATCTTAGTCATCATATCCTTGATCTCACGCTTGTGCTTGTACTTGCTCTTCTTCGAGTTAGTGCCAGACTCCATCGCTTTTTGAACACTCTCATTGACGATCTTCTTACTCTGTTCGTTTTCGTACTCGGTCATCTCGCTGTAGATCTTCTCTGCTAGACCTCGACAAATTTCAATATACTTCTCCATCTTGGCTGACGGCTTTGAAGATGATTCGAACTCACAGTGCTTGAGATAATGAAGATCCTCTTTGGTCAGGCTCTTCTCGGCGTCGAACATCTTGATCATCTTGTCAGCGCTGAAGCTGATCGTACCGACGTCCACGAGAAAGTCTTCGAGGAGATGTGCTTCGTCAATGATCATCACGTCTCGCTTCTTGACTTTATCTTCTCTGTTGCCGACTACTGCACGCATGATTGAAGTGTTAGCGAGGAAGATTGGCGACTTGAACGCTGCACCGGCTTCTCTGTAGTAAGGGCACATGTCGTTCATGCGGCAGTATCGCTTGATTCCGATCGACGTTGCGTCACAACCCTGACAAGGACCTTTGTCACATTTGACTCCGTCGTTCACAGTGCAGTCGTAGTTGCTCATCCCTTTGAGCATCTTGATCGGAAATTTTCCCTTGAAATCTCTCCAGTACTGATCCTGCAAAGCTTTGTTCGTGACTACGATGTAGCTGTTGTTAGCTAGCATCGACTCGTAGATTGCAATTCCGGACTTTCCGGATCCAGTAGGCATCTGAGCTACGATATACTTCTTGTCGGTTCCAGATACAGCGTCAAGGAACTTCTGTTGCTCTGGACGTATCTTCTCATAAGGAAATTCGGTCTTCATATTACAAAAATTAGAAAAAAATGAAGCTTTTCTAAATAGAAACAAGATGAAAATTGTATATTTTATCGTAAGGAGAGCGCAAACTAGAGCGCTGAGCTATTATGAAGCATAGAAAACGTGTCTTGCTAATCGACATGGCTAACATGGCTATTCGGACTGGATGCAAGTGCTATAGAGACGATCCGACTGATATGACATATAACGGCTGGAAGTGCGAGATACTAGAAAACATAGCGGATATGGTTCAGAAGACTGAAGCTAACTCGGTCGTTCTGTGTCAAGAAGGCAAGAAAAACTGGCGATACGAGGTATTTCCTGACTACAAGTCGAATCGAAAGGAAGCTAAGGCTAAGTCGAAGCTAGACTTCGACACATTCTATCCGATAGCGGACGAGTTCTGCGATAAGTTGAGACGGTATGTTCCGAACATCTATCAGCTTAAGGTTGAAGGGTCCGAGGGAGACGATCTGATCGCTATCTTGACGAAGTATCTGACACCGAAGAACGAAGTTGTATGCATATCGACTGATAGGGACTTCTATCAACTTCTGAAATACGACGGGTACAAGCAGTATAATCCGATCAAGCGTCAGTACGTTCATGTCGTGAATCCGGAGCGATATCTGCTCGAGAAGATCGTCGTAGGTGACAAAGGAGACGGAATACCTCACGTGAAGCCTAAAGTATCAGTCAAGACAGCAGCTTCGATCGTAGAGTCTGGTCTTGAAGACTGGCTATCTAGAGAAGATGAGATGATACGAGCTAACTTTGAGCGAAACAAGAAGCTAATCGACTTTGACTGCATTCCTGTTCATGTACAGCAGAAGGTAATGGAAGAGTTCAAGAAATTGAGATTTTCCTCGATGAGTATGCGTGACATGACCCAGTTTCTGTTCGCGGTGGGTCTAGGAAACCAGTTCGACAAAGTTCCAGAATATGCTAACACTTTTATCAAGCTGGAGAGAATCGATGTCTGATTCGAAGAACAAGTTCAACCGTTTCTACGTTGACGTTCTGAATTCTCTTAAGGGCTACTCGACGTGCTCCAGACTACAAGTAGCAGCTATCTTAGTGAAAGACTCGAGAATTCTGTCATCTGGATATAACGGAGTAGCTAAGGGCTGCGTGGAGTGCAAGAAAATATTCTTTCGAGATATCGATGGTAAGTACGTCTATTCTCCAAGTCTCATAACTGGATATCGTACTGTAGCCTCTGAAGGAAAGTTCTTCTTGGATGAAGAGGAATATCGGAAGATTCACCACGAGTTCGCGGACAAGTACGAGATCCATGCTGAGATGAACTGCTTGGGCTTCGCACTGAAGAACAACACAGACATCACCGGAGCGCAACTCTTCCTGACCACTAGTCCGTGTCTGAACTGCTGCAAGCTAATCCTCACTTCTGGAATCAAGGAAGTATACTACATCGAGGAATATGACGATCGAAGCGGGATCGAATATCTGCTCAGAAACGGCGTAACCTGCGAGAAAATCGAGCTTTAAGAGACAAAATCGAGACAAGAATCAGGACATTTTGTCCTGATTCTCTTGTGTTTGCTTTGTATTGAGACAGCTTTTATATGAATTTCATTTCTTAATGAAACGCTTTAGATAGTCTTTACCATATTTTTCTTTTACATAGTCTAAATACTGCTGATAATCATCTCCTATAATCAGTTTTACGTCATTCTCCAGCATACATTGATATTTAGCTTCAGCCCTTTCGTTATTTTTAGTATATGGATCAATAAGTTTACCATTCTTAAAATATTGTTTGCCCTTTATTTCTACCAATCGACCTTCGACTAGAAAATCTGGATGATAGGCATGCATTTTTCCATTTACAAAATAGAATATGGGTTTATTAGGCTGATATTCGAATTCTATATTATGATCACGTAGATATATGTAATATGCAATTTCGGGCATACTATCGAAATTTACGCCATCAAACAGATATTTATGCTGACACTTCTTCCGTATTTCTGGGATCTTCATGGGACTAGTTACGCCATATCGTTCTAACGAAGTAGCTTTATAGTGTTCTCTCCATTTATCTGCGTCAAATTTCTCTACTCGTTTTGCTATTGCTTCAGGATATTGTCCAGAATGCTCATATTTGCCATTACTATGTTCTAGGCATGTTTCCCGACTCTTTTCTCGGAATTCATCTGTCTGAACGAACCAGTCCTTTCCGTATTTTTCTTGATTTTGCTTCTTGCATTTATCTTTTACGGCTTGGGTTTTCTGTGGGAAGCGATTCCCATACTTCTTCTCACATGTAGAGTATTGCTTTTCTCGATTAGATGCTAGAGACAGATTGCATTTCACACCATAGTGATCCATGAATGTCTCTTCGATCTTCTTTCGCATATCGGGATCTTTTCCTTGACTTGAATACTGCAATATGGTCTATATCCTCTGAAAACTCCGAAGAAATAAGTCTCTTTTCCACACATTTTGCACTTTCCAGCGTCTGGATCAGTGTTGACATATTTGTGATAATACTCTTTACTAGTAATTCGATGCTTATGTTTTAAATGCATACCAAATGGAACTGGCTGTATATCTCTTCCACATATTTTACAAATCATTTTAATACCCTATAATACATAAATATAGTTAATTTTCGTATCTCTTATATAAATAAAATGAAAAATTGAACAGGAGTCATCAATATGGCTGAATACAAGAAACTTTTGAATGAGTCTTTTCTTAATGACGTAACCGTCGATAATAATAATGAAGAAAAGAGCCTGTATATCGAAGGTGTGTTCATGGGTGCTGAGAAACGCAATAGGAATGGACGCATCTATCCTAGAGCTCTCATGGAGAGAGAAGTTAACGAGTTTAACAAGCTTATCGCTTCAAACGAAGCACTGGGAGAATTGGAACATCCCGATTACGCAAAGGTAAATCCAAAAGAAGCTGCGATTAAGATCGTCTCTCTGAAGATGGACGAAGATTTTGCTATGGGTAAAGCTAAGGTATTAGATTATATGCCTAATGGTCATTTGTTAGCTAAGCTTCTTGGAGATGTTAGAATGGGCGTTTCTTCTAGAGGTGTTGGCGATGTCAATGAATCGACTGGAGTAGTAGAAAGCAATTTCCATCTCATTACAATCGATGCGGTGTACGGTCCTTCGTGTAGCTCAGCCTACGTTAATGCAGTTCGAGAGTCCTATGAATGGGTCTTGAACGAGTCCACTGGTCTCTACATCGAGAAGCGCATTCAGCACACGCCAGAAGAAGCTATCAAGACGCTTGAGCCCGCTAAGGAAGCTTTCGAGAAGAAGCTTGACGCTGGCGGATCTAAGGCTGTCGCTGAGGCGTTCAAGGAATTCTTCGAAGTCTATCGCCACATCTAATCGGAGGTTCAAATGAATATATTCAAAGCGATTAGTGTCATTGAAGAATCTGGTCTATTGTGTGAAAGAGAACTTACTCCTGAGCAAAGAGCGGCTAGACGTGCTAGGGCTAAAGTACGCAGAGCTCAGAAGAAGACTCCAGAGCTCATGGCTAAGCTCGACAAGATGTATGATCGAGTCATCGACTTCGATCGAGCTCTAGAAGCGCCTTGGATCAGCCGTGCCCTCGCTAATGAAGACTACGAGTCAGTACAGAAAGAGAAGGACAGAATCAACAAGCTCTACAAGAAGGAAGTAGCATAGCCGTTCGATGCGATGGCTGACGATCTCTATCGCGCTATCGATCACGACAAGGCTTCGCCTCTCTACAAGCTTCTCTCGAAGATGTGCCGAAAGCTAGAAGGAATCCAGTTCTTCCATAGCGGCGCTTGCCCAGAGACCGACGAGATGAGAAGAATCAACGACGTGTAATTTTCATATATTTCTTTAGTAGATGAAAAGAGTTTTTGAGTTCATAACTAAAATAATGGACGCAGACCCGATAGACGTCGTGGTCTGGTTCTTTATATCGATAATCTCTTTGAGTATCTTTCTGATGGGCTTGAAGATGTTCGTCACTGCTATGGGAGGAACGAATGGATAGAGCTAGAGAAGAGTACGAAGTGATGAAAGAGCTCTTCGTCCGCATGAGCCACGACCACAAGTATGACCTGATCGTCAACGAGAGCAACAAGACTCTGACGATGAAAGTGACAGACAGCGGCCATGAGCTTACGTTCTCTTACATCTACGGAAACTTCAAGATCTTCACTGTCGACGAATGGGACGCCATGACGACTTTGAACACAACTAACTTACAGTATCTTCCAACTGACATCGCTTTCCGTGTATCTAAGTGGAAGAAGCAGATCTCGGAGAGAGCATGAACTTAGACATCTTCGCTCTATGGAAGTTCAAGAAGTTCGAAGGAAGACTCAAGGGCTTCCATTCTTCTGACATGTTCATGACTAAGATCGATCATGGCCTTGATCAGTACGAGCTATCATACGACATCAAGACGAATAGAGCTAAGCTGTTGAACACTTTCAGTGGATCTGTGATATTCGAGTGCACATTCAAAGAACTAGAAAAGTATCTGGAAGGACTTGGACTGCTGGTCGAGCGTCAAGAAAATCGTCATTCTTCAGCAGATATTCCGTTAGAAGCTAATTTATAAACATTTCTTAACTTTATTACTTATTTAGAATTTCTCTTGAAATTCTTATATTATATGTGTGAACTACCCACAACGTCAGTTCGAATTAGAATACTATGACGACGGCCGTGTGATAGTTCCAGACTACAGCACTCTTCACTAAATCATTTCTAAAGCGGACCAAGAACTATGTTGAAAAGAACTAGACAGACTTTCATCACGTCTGACACTCACTTCGGACACTCGAACATCATCAAGTACTGCAATAGGCCTTATAAGGTAGAGGGCGGAAACAAGAATCAAGCAAATGTACCCGAAGTGAAGCGAATGAACGAAGACATTCTGAAAGTGTTCGACGAGCTTCCAGAGAACTGTGACATCTGGCACCTTGGAGACTTCTGGTTCACTGGCGGAAATCGAAAAGACTTTCTGACTGAAGATACTCTGACTAGCATTTCGAATGCGGTAGAACGAATCCGACAGAAAGGTCGAAGACTATTTCTAGTTCTAGGCAATCATGACAACGGAAAGATTCTCGACTACACACGATTAGACTACTACCTGAAAGTCGGATTCGACAAAGTCTATGATTCTCCGGTCATTGTAGAAGATAAGTACATTCTGTCTCATGAACCGGTCTGGCTCGAGCCGGGATCCCACTTTGTCAATCTGCACGGTCATACTCACGATCTGTGCATACCTGAAGACTACTTCTGCTACGATCAAGAGAACTATGCGAGAGACTTCAGAGAGAAGATCGTTCCAGAAATGAAGTGGCCCGAAAGAAAAGTAAATTTAGAGAACTATAAGAACGTATGCCTAGACTATTGGCACGGAATTCCTGAATGGAAAGGAGATACACTACATGTCAACGAACAACACAAAATCTGGTAATGCATTTAACGGAATAGGACTTGTCGGACTATGGACCATTCTGGTGACTGTACTTCACTACGCTGGTCTGGGCGAACTGAAGGAATGGCCAGTCATAGCTTGGCCATGGCAGTGGTCATGCTTAGCTTTCGCTGAATGGTACGTCATACTGATCCTTCTGATTACTCTAGTCGTAGCCATCACATATATATTCAGCACTGTCAAGCTGAAGCGAAAGACTAGAGATATAGATAGACGGATAGAAGTTCAGAAGCTATTGTCAGCTAAACGAATAGACGAAGCTAAGTCTCTTGCCGAGAGAGTTTGGCCTAATGGCATTCCAGACGTCATCAAGAATGCTATCGATAGTGCCGAAGCTGAGCTGAATTCGAAATCAGACTCCATCGAAAGGTAGGAAAAGGTAGGGAATAAGCATGGAAGAAGAATTGGGATCCGTATATGTTGAAAATCCAAAGATCTCTTGGAAGGAACTGTTTATGAAGCTTATCGAGACGCTAAAGGGACACCGAGGGCCGATATTGACGATCAAGATGCCGTTCTTCGGCTGTATGACCGCTGCCTTCTTGTCTCACTTCGTTGGCAACGGAATCGGCTGGAACATTCTGCACTTCTTCTGCTCGTGGTTCTATGTCTCGTACAAGACCATCGAGTACTTAACTTCTCACTTTTCTTGAGAATTTCTATTTAGATTTCTCAAGAAAATACTTATATTACCCATATAAAGATGAGGTAGTTTTATGAAAAAGTTCAATGAATTCATAAATGAGTCTGAGTTGTTAGTCGAGTCGGCTCGGGTAAATGTACGTGAGGTCGATGGATCAATGCCGACTAACAAATACGACGTCAGGATATGGTCTAATGACCATCAACCTCCTCATATTCATGTTACATCTCCTGACCGAAAGAACGCTGACTATGAAGCCATTTTCGAGATAGAGACGGGTAATCTCATTAAGATCATATTCTCTAAAAAGCATGGAGTAAGCTTCGATAATTTAGAGAAACTAGTTAAGACGTGGTTGTCTGAGAAATGCTCTGCTAGAAATGATTTAACAAATAGAGAAGCCTGTCGTCTTGCCTGGGAACAGAACAATGAACAGTAAGTTAGTCGTATTTCGAGGTATTCCTGGATCTGGCAAGTCGACTATGGCGAAGAAGATGCGAGATTCTCTCATCGATCTTGGCGAGACCGTAGGCTACTATGAAGCGGACATGTACTGGATCGGAGATGACGGCGAGTATCACTTCAACCCAGAACGTCTGAGCGATGCTCACACGTGGTGCCGAAACAAGGTTCGTGAAGCTTTGCACAACTGCTCCGTCGTGATCGTAGCGAACACGAATCTGACGAAGAAAGAGATGGATCTCTGGCAGCAGATGGCTACTTCAGAGAACGTGAAGTTGGAGGTCTTCCACATGAAGACTATGTACGGAAATATTCATGGCGTTCCCGAAGAGACACTCGAGAGAATGAAGCGCAGAGAGATAGACTGGCCAGGAGAATATGTGATCAACGATACTGACCAAGAGGGTTTTGACGAATGAATGAATTAACTCTCGAAAAGTGTTTAGAATATGCAGATCTCGGATGGCTCGACAAGCACGAGTCTG